GATCAGCACGTCGCTGTCGGACAGGATCTCGACGACCGGGTGCGCAGCCACCACTTCTTCCTGGGCGATGTCGTCGACCGGGTCCATCGCCGGGTTGGGGATCATCTCCCCCATGCCGCCGTCCATCAGCGGCTGCGACTTGGTCTTCCAGGTGACGTGGCGCTCTTGCTCGGCCCAGCCGACGTACACATTATACTGCCCCTCGATGTCGCCGTTCTTCATCAGAGCAGGCATCAGGGTCCGCAGTTTGGCCTTGCGGACGTAGGACTCTAGCAGGGCGGTGATGCTGTCGGGCTGCGTTCCGTCGCTCGAGGTGACCTCAACGTATCGTCCACTTTGAGGAAAAATCTGATTGGTAAATCGGGTCTTACGAGCGTTAACAGCGTTGTGGACGATAGGGACGAAGATCTTCGAATTGCCGCTGTAGAACTGCTTGCCAGTAAGCTGGCAGTTGTAGATGTCCCAGAAGTCCATCTGGTCGTTGGAGCGCTCATACTGGTCCGTGAACCCCTTCTCGACGTCCTTGTATAGCGACAGCAGCTGCTTGCGCATCCCGGCCTTGCGGGAGATGTCCTTGGCGCGCGGGTCCAGCATCGGGTCGACGTGGACGTCTTCCGCCTCTTCCGCGTTGTCGACGTCGATGTCCTCGGCCATTTACCTACCCGTTGCCAGGGCCGAAATGAACCGTCGGCCGTCCGGTGCCGTGGCGTACTTTACCGGAACATCGTCAGACAGGCTAGACGACTTCATCAGCGCAGCGAAGCTCTCCAGCCCCTCCATCAAGGTTCGGTATGGCCCCTCGACGGCGAACTCCGTCAGCATCCCCTCGCGCGTGACCTCCTTGGCGTAGCCGCCAGCGAGCGCGTTGAGCGTCCAGCGCGCCTGCGTGGAGACCTGAAACGCCGGAATGCCCTTGGTCAGTCGCCTAAAGACACCTCGTAATTCCTCACGCCCGACGTGCTGCGCACCGCTACGACCGACATCGCAGGGTATTTTGCGCGCAGCCGCTCGAAGTCCCACAGTGTCATACTGACTAAAATGGTCTGGGCCGGCGAAGACACGAACCTTTCCTTCGGCCTCGACGCCGGCTTCTCGAACGATGGTGTCGAGACCTGCTCCGGGGTCTCCTTCTCGGACCCAGTCTGCGAGGACATGCAAACCTCCATCTACCATCTGAACCAACACGCCGGTCGTGCACATCTGGGTGGCGTTTACCGCGAGAAACGTGGGTTGACGAACCTGTCGGACAAGTCGCTCGGCGATATGTTGAGTGCCAAAACCATCAAAAATGACAGCACCAGGACGAAGGCGAAGAGCGTAGGCAAGGGCGTTCGGGATATCAATTCGCCCAGTTGGGACTGCCAGGAGCTGCGCGACGGCCTCTTCACAGGGTTTGGCAAATGTCACTTCTCCTGCTTTGAAGAACGGCTGCAGACCGCGGATAAATGGAATTTTGCCCTCGACCTTGCCGTCCGCGCCACGGGGTCCCTTGAGCGCGCGTATCGGTACTGCGTAACCGCGGCGCAGTTGCTCTTGCCGCAGCGGCTGCATAAGGAACTCGTTGAGGCCCGTTTCCTCGACGCCCACCACGATCGGACGGTAGTCGTTGTCGACCTTGAAGATGTCATTGATGATCTGGTCCGGCATCCACATGCCAGCGTAGGCGTCCCATATCACCAGCCGGTTCGCCACCCACGACCAGATGGCAACACCCGTAGACGCCGATGAACTCTTCACAGAGCGAGCCGGGTCGTACATAGCGTAGACAGCCTGCCACGTTCGGACAGTCGGCTCGACCTTCATCATGGAGGCGTGGAATGGCTTGCTCGCCTGGTCCTCTGCTTTGCACATGAACTCCTGTTCGAAGTTGGTGGAGAGCCCCAGGCGCCGGTAGTCGTCGCGCGTCGCCGCCGTCCACTCCAGATTGAACCTCCCCGGCCAGGTCGCCGTGAGCTCACCCTCGTCATTGAGGTACTCGATCGGGAAAGTCTTCACCTGCCACGAGGGGTCGTGACTGAGTTGCTCGAGCACTGAGCGCGGGTGCAGCGGCGTGCCGTTGATACGTATTTTTGCGGAGGGGTCGAGCGCGGGCATCACCACGCTCATCACCCACCTCATGCACTTCTCGATGGCTTCTTCCGTGCCGACGCTTTCTTCGTTCTCGATGTCGTCGCCGAAGGCTCTGTCGGGACGGTAATCAAGATGCTTCGATCCCCGGAGAGATTGACCCCTGCCGAAAGCTTGAATGATGACCCCGTTGGAAAGGATGATTTTGCCTTCAGACCATGTGGGGCCAACAAGTCGTCCAAACATTTCTTCAATAATCTCGTTTGTTTCGAATTCATGCTTAATGGCACGCAGACGTTCAACGGCTCTTTCATAAGTCTCTCCCAGGATGATGCCGTTCTTGAACTGCCGCAGGCACGCCTGCACGATGATGGCTTCCTCGGCGATGGTGCTCTTGGCCGCACCGCGGAACGCCTTGATCAACACGCGCGGGGCTGCGCTGTGCCACAAGTCGATGATCTCCCAATGGAACGGCGGCGTGTCGTTGGGATGCCGGTGCCCGAACAGCACCTGATGCATGAGCTTGGGATGCCGCCCGAGCTTCAGGATGATGTCTTCAAGCTGGTTGGGTTGCTGGTCCACTGAGCGCTTTCTTCTGTGCCTGCCGCATCCGGTACGCCAGCCCCGCCACGGCATGGCGGCTGACCCCGACGGTCCGCCAGATGGTGTTCTGGGCGATGTTCTGCTTGAGCATCTCTACCACCTGCGCGCGCTGTTCGGCCGTAAATCTGTGCCCGTACTCGCCGACGTGCAGGTTGTGCGTCACCGGGCGCTTCTTGCGGGGTTTGGGGAGAGCGGCCTGCTTGGCGCTCAGCGGCTTGTCACTGGCGGGTTTTGGCTCGGCGCGCTGCCCCTTGAACGCATTATATGAGTGGTAGTCCGACGGCTCCGGCAGATTGTGCTGGCATGGTGGGGGGTTGGCGACCGGAGCGTCGAACTTGCCGACGTAGTGGCGGGAGGGCTTGAGGTCACGCGCGGCGAAGTTGGAGCGGTAAGAGATCATAGTGTCCTGTAGCTATTTTTAATGGCTGCGTTGAAGTATTTGCCCGCGGAGCCGGCAGTCCCCAGCCCCTCCGCCACGTCCTGCGGCACCTGCCCGAAGCGGTACTCGCGTCCGGACTTGAAGCGAACGGTGAGGGTCTTGGCGCGCGGGTCATATTTCCACGCCGAGACGTTGGAACTGATGACCGGGTGCCACTCGTCGGGATTGATGTCCCACGAGCCGGTCGCCCCGCTGTCCCATGAGCCTGTGGCGCCAGCCATCGTATGCCCTGAAAGTCTCGGTGCCGACGCCTCGCCGGGTCATGGGTTAAACACCGGCACCGAGCAGGTGGTGCGTAGGGAGAGTACGCCTTGTCAGTTTAGTGTGGTACGCCGGTGTGCGTCAAGCCGCAGTGGTACTCCCGTCCCATCTCCTCCACGATAGAGACCGGCGTGTCCCAGCCGTGCGGCAGGAGATTAAAGAGGCGGGGGTGGAGGTCCGAGCGGCGGTGGTAAGTGGAGTGGGCACCGTCTTGCGGCACGCCTTCGGGCAGAGTGCGCAGCCAAGTCCACTCGAGCGCGAAGAGTTTTAACAGGTCGGACTGCAGTTCCTGGTATGTGGTTGCCAACGTCAGAGGACTGGACGTCCAGTAGGCTTCCCGCTGGGCAAGGAGCGGGCCGGTGTCGAGCCCGGCGTTCATCCGGTGAACGGTCACCCCCTTGGGCGTGCCGTCGAACCAGGACCAGAAGTTAGGGTCGGCGCCGCGGTTATACGGCAGGAGCGAGATGTGCAGGTTGATGTGTGGGCACAAGACGAGTTGTGCGGGTGTCACAAGGCGCGGGTGGTTATAAGAGATAGCGAGGTCTGGACCGTGCATGTAGTCGGGCACCAGAGTGTCGCCGGTGGACAGGATAGTTGGAGTGAGGCGTTCGGGCGTCGGACTTAAAATTAAGATATTCATTTTAATCTCCCTGTGCGGTGGGCGGAGTGTTTAGCGCTTAGGTTATTAGCGCAAGGTAAATTTTAAAATTCTGCGCGCTGTTAAAGTCAGACCATAAAAAATCTGCGCGGCCAGTCCGGGGAGTTAAAATCCCCGAGTTATTGCTAACAGTTCGCAACAAGCCAATCGCCGCGCTCCGACGCCACAACTAAAGATTGAATCCGATGATAGTCAACCTCACCCTGTCTATCCAAAAGTAATTTTTTGACAATTTGATTCCGCAGAGTGGAGATTGCTACTAGTCAAGTTAATTCGAACTACGAAGAAACCTGGCCAACCCATTGATATTGGCCACGAAAGAAAGATAGTTGTATGTATGTATCTATTAGAAATGAAATATGATACCCTTTGGCGGTCAATCTACATTTTTATTCTGTAATTTCCCCCTGCCCACCAAAGAGTTGATCCTTTTCAAAATCTGCTAATAAACCAACCCTTGAAATCATTGCACAATTTGCCAAAATTTCCGTTACTACTCAATATCCGATAAACCAAAATAAAAAAAATTACTTTCCGCTTGACAGCGAGTAAATCATATGGCATTTTGCTTGTCGTAAAGTAATTTCGCTACTAGGCAACCAACTAGTCAAAACGGGAGAATGACAGATGATTGACGTGACAAAAGCAACCGACACCATTCTAGAGATCGCTGCAGAATGCCCGGACGTAGACGGCGCATGCCGTATTGTGCAAGACGCTATTGGCCAAACCTCCGGCGACATTGCGGGAAACTTCTTTTCGCAATTTGACAATGCCGATCACGATTGGTCTGTGGCCACGTTGTTGCAACGAGTCGATTGGCTGCGCGAGTATATTGAGATTGAGGAGTCGTACGCGCGTTTTGACTAGCGCCCGCTAGGGTGACCAAGGCCCACCGTTAAAACTCAACCAGTGACCGCCCTAGGGCGGCAAATTTTGGGAGAATGACAATGCAACACTATTCAAACCCTGATCACGCCTCCGATCTCTGGAAACTGCCGGATGTGGAGATATTCCAGCTGACGGCGCGCGAGGTCGCGGAACGCGACGAGGATTTGATCTACGAATATCTCCATCGCCACGAATTCCGGCTGGCGACCATGAACAGCCGGACGCGCGACAAGATGTTCGATGCAATGATCGAAGAACATTCGATCAAGGGCGGCTGGTTCTTCTGGTTTTGCGTTCCAGGGTGCATGCCGGATAGCGATGCATTCGGCCCGTATCCTACCGCCAAAGCCGCGGCACTCGCAGCAAACGAAATGGCCGGCGAATAGGTCGAAACGCGCAGCCCTAAACAGCTGCGCGTCTACCGGTTAAGCCGGTACTGATGAGACCAAATGCAAGGGGAGAAATACGATGACACCTAAACACCTCAAACGATGGACCATGCCGGATAGCTATTTCGGCGAGACGTGGCCAAACTGTTATTCCGCTGGCGTTGGCCAATCGCGCGATAGCGATTGCCTTGAACAGTCTAACTTCGCCACCATGCTTGCCCTGCTAGGCGGGGAGAGCGAAATCGTGACGGTTGTGCGCGAAAGCCATTGGGCGGTCGGCTGGATCGAATGGATCGCGATCGAAGATGACGGCACACCGGAAAGCTGCGCAGCCCTTAAAGAAGCTGACGAAGCAATGGAAGCTTTGCAAAACTATCCCGTCCTGGACGAAGAAGATTGGTCAATGCGCGAACACGAAGAAGCGCAAAGCGTGTGGCAGAATTGCTACAATGACGCGGAACGCCTCGCGTATATCCGCGAGCATCGCGAGCAATTCGAATTCCGCGACTATGCCGACGTCATCGGTTGCGTCCGTGGCCGGTATTTCGCCGGGTACGCCAGCGAATTGATAGGAGCGTGAACAATGCTACCTCTACCCACAACCACACGCCACAAGCGCTCGATCACGGGCGAGCGGCTGCGAGCGCAACGCGAAGCCTGGTGCCTCACCCAAACGCAGCTTGGCGACTATCTGGACGTCAGCGTCGCCACAATCTGCCGATGGGAAGGGCGGCGCAAGTTGACAGCCCACGCCTAGCTCCCGGCATGGGTCGCTTATGCCCTGATCGGCCTGGCGGCTGACCTCGAAGCGCAAAGCACACCGACCTGGGACGCAATTGCATTCCCGACTGCACAAGAATAGGAGCAACCGCCATGCCAAAATTCAAACTGATGTTTCGCCGCGAGTGGGTCGAATACGACACTTTCGAACGCGAGATCGAAGCCGCCACCATAGAAGAGGCAAACGAAATCGCCGATGAGATGGCCGCCGATGCTAACAGTGACTGTCCTGATGACGTGGTAACAACAAAAGACGGACATGCAAATGAGTGGGAGTGCTACGACATTGAAAAAGAAACCCAAAAATAAATGTTGACAAGGTTGTCAACATCGTCTATCGTAGAATGACAGAGCGAAACACGCTGCACTGTGCAGCGTGTCCAGGGGTGCCGCCCCTGCTGACGAGCTCAGAACAAATGGGAGAAATACTATGCGCAACGTCATCATTGCCACCCTTGCCGTGGCCACCCTGATCAACGCCACCGCGATCGCGTCGGCGCAGACTGCCAAGCAGATCGAGAGCAATGCCAAGGCGGTCGCCAAGGCGGAACAGAGCGTGGTCATGAGCCAGTGCAAGCTTGAGTTCCTCAAGACTAACGTGGGCACCTCGCGCACCTCGCCTGCTTACTTCACGTTCATGGCGGAGTGCTTGACGCGCACCGCGAGCAAGTGATTTGATTTAGCGCAAACAACTTATGAGGTGCAACGACTTAACCCCGTCGGGCTGACCTCCCCGACGGGGTTCGGTGGTTGCGAAACTCTACCACGGTATCGGTATGGCAGTCCGCGAAATCACACACGAACGCAACTCGCCGGAGGTATCCAGTGCCTCCGTCGTGGTCCTTGTCGCGGTGCATGGCATGGCCGCACTTAAGGCAAATGGGCCGACCCATGTGATCGAGATAGGTGGAGTTCATCGCCCGATGCTCCCTACGTCTGATACCAGACACAACCCGCGCTTAGCACACTTGTTCCCCGTGACAATGTTCAAAACCGCACACATTGGAGAAAAACATGAGGGCCTATAGTTCCATGCCTCTGTTGGAGTTTCTTGATCTGGCGCGGCAGCAGTGCGAAGCCAATCGGGAACAAGACGTGATCGATAAGATCGACGAGCTGCGCGAGGCTGTGCAGTACGCGATCGATCACGGCTACGAAGAATGAATATCGTCACCCTCGACTTCGAAACCTATTTCGATCGCGACTACACGCTCCGCAAGATGACAACGGAGAGCTATATCCGCGACCCGCGCTTTCAGGTGCTGGGCTGTGGCGTGCGGTACACCAACGGGGATTTGCAGTTTTTTCCAGACCCCGACGAGTTCTTACACCACATGCGCGATGAGCCAGAGAACTTCGCCGTGCTCTGTCACCACGCGCACTTCGACGGCTTGATCCTTTCTCACCACTACGGAGTGAAACCCCGTGCCTGGCTCGACACGCTCTCGATGGCCCGCTTACTCTTGGGCAACCATCTGTCTGTTGGCCTTGATAATGTGGCTCGGCATTTCGGTCTATCGGGAAAAACCATCGACTACAAATCCTTTGAGGGCAAAGCCTGGGGACAGCTTGACGGAGCCACGAGGCAAGCCCTTGCCGCCGGATGTCTACACGACGTTGAATTGACGTGGCGCATTTTCAATCTGTTGGCGAAAGAGTTTCCGCGCGAGGAATATGCTGTTGTGGATCTGACGGTGCGCCTGTTCACTGAGCCGACGCTGATCGGCGACATCGAAGCGCTGGGAAAGGTGTGGACGGATGAAGCGAAACGCAAACGCGAGCTGCTTCAGCAATTGGGAGTGGACGCTGATAGTCTACAGTCCGCTGCTAAGTTTACGGCTCTTCTGGCTCAAGAGGGCATTGAAGTCCCGACGAAAGAGGGCAAGAACGGCCCGACGCCGTGTGTTGCCAAAACAGATCAGTTTATGAAGGACTTGTTAGAACATGACAATCCAATCGTTCGATCTCTCGCTGAAGCTAGACTTGGGGTCCGATCGACAACTGACCAGACTAGAGCTGAGCGACTTGGCTACATGGCTAATCGCGGCGCCATGCCAGTCTATCTCAGCTATGCAGGTGCGCACACCACGCGCTGGGCTGGTGGAGATAAAGTTAACTGGCAAAACCTGCGACGCGGTGGCGCCCTACGCAAAGCAATAGCGCCGCCTGAAGGATACCTCATCATCAAAGCCGACAAATCCCAGGTTGAGTGCCGGTTTCTGAATTACCTTGCCGGCCAGATGGATGTGATCGAGAAATTTAGAAACCGGGAGGATATCTATGCCCAGCTCGCCACTCAATTCTACGGTCGCGAAATTACTCGCGCTGATACAAGCGAACGTGGAGTTGGTAAGCAGCTTGAACTCAGTTGTGGATACGGTGCCGGCGCCGGAACTATACAAGCGACAGCCGCGCGGGGAACTTATGGCCCTCCAGTCAAACTTAGCGACCATGAGGCGCTTGCTGCTCGCGATCTCTACCGATCCACCCACCCCCACGTCGTAGACTATTGGAAACAAGCCGAGTGGGCGATGCAGCGCATGGCCGACGGCCTGGCCTTCTCCTGGAGTAAATTCCACTTCAAGGACGGCAAGGTCTGGCTGCCCAATGGGGCGCCGTTGCTCTATCCCGAGATGCGCTGGGGACCGATCGACGACGGCGAGCCGTGCTGGTCCTATCTCACACGCAAGGGCCGCAAGCGAGTGTGGGGCGGGTTCTTTGTCGAGAACCTGGTGCAAGCCATTAGCCGCGTGGACATCTCGCAGACACTCCTGCGCATCCGCAAGCGAGCTCCTGCAGCGCGTTTAGTAAATCTTGAGCATGACGCGTCGGTTTACGTTGACAAGATTGAGAACGCGGAACAGACTGCCAAGATCGTCGAAGAAGAGTTTTCCAGGTCGCCCGTGTGGCTCCCTGACTTGCCCTTATCGTGTGACGTCTACATCGGAGAACGCTATGCCTAAAGATATGAAAGGCGTGATGAAGGAATGGAAGCAGGGCAAGCTGCATTCCGGATCGAAGAAAGGCCCGGTGGTGAAGAACCAGAAGCAGGCGATCGCCATCGGTCTCAGTGAGCAACGGCAGATGAAGAAAGGCAAACGCAATGGCTAAGAAGCATCCAGGGTTCAAGGCAGTGCAAGGCAAGATCGAGAAGGAAGGCTACAGCCCCAAGGCTGCGGGCGCCATTCTCGCTGCCAAGACGCGCGCCGCGTCGCCCGCTGCCAAGAAGGCCAATCCAAGATTGAAGAAAGTGTGATGAAACTCGGCCCTGTAACTTATACCGCTCACCGCAATTTTTCTAACTGCCCGCGGAAATTTTGGCATGTCAACATCGCCAAGGACTTGCCGAAGGAAGACAGCACGGCCATGCGGTGGGGCAACGAGGTGCACTCAGCGCTCGACAACCGCATTCGCAACGGCAAGCCGCTGCCGGAGGCCATGCAGAAGTACGAGCACTTCTGTTCTTTCGGCCGGCACTTCGTCAAGACCGAGCTGAAGCTCGGCATCCGGGAGAGTGGCTTGCCGTGCGGGTTTTTTGACAGCGATGTCTGGCTGCGTGGCGTGGTCGACGTGCTCATCCCCGCTTGGGGCGACTTCGACCGCGCGGTGATCTGGGACTGGAAGACGGGCAAGAAGCGCGAGGATGCCGGCGAGCTCGAGATCCACGGCGTGTTGGTGCAAGCCAAGCATCCGGAGTTCAAGCGCATCATGGGGTACTACGTCTGGCTCCAAGAAATGCGTCTTGGCAAAGCGCACGACGTCAGTGAGACCGAGAAGACACTGGAGCGCGAGCGCGCCACCAGGGCGCAGATTGAGTACGCCTTCAAGCACGGGTACGAGGCGTTTGCGCCGCGGCAGAACCCGCTGTGCGGATGGTGCCCGGTCAAGTCGTGCGAGTTCAACAGGAGCGCTGCATGACATGGCTGCTCGTCTACCTTGGCATCGGCACCACTGGCTGGGGGTTGTCCGCGCTATTCATCAAGCGCGATCGGCCGTGGTGGAAAGAGCTGCTCGATGTGCTGCTCTGGCCTGCGGCCTTTTTTGGGCTGCGGTTCTGAATGGTGTGATCTTGTTGTGCGTGCTGGCGCTCTCAGTCGCCGTCTCGGTGCGGCTGCTGCGCTGGTGGTGGGCTGGGTTCAACGATGCGAAAGGGCGAGCGCCGTGACACCGGAAGGCAAAGTTAAGCGTGACGTCAAGAAGTACCTCGACTCGATCGGCGCGTACCACGTCTGGCCGGTGCCGACGGGCTACGGCCCCAAGCTGCTGGACTGTTACGCGTGCATTGAAGGTAGTTTTGTGGTCATCGAAACGAAGGCTCCTGGGAAGTTGCCGACACCCTCGCAGCGGCTGGAGATTGAGAAGATTTTGGAGAAGGGCGGCATGGCGTTGTGGGTCGACAATGTCGACGACCTCATTCGTTTTGTCGAGAAAGCAGGATTGATCCCATGATCTGGTTCCTCGCTGCACTGGGCATCGTGTTCGGCGTGCTGACGGTTGTGTTCTGGGACATTGACGCCGGCAAGATCGACGGAAGCGATGGTGCATGATCGCTGCGTTGTTTGTCGAAACTGGCGGTTGTTACTTCAACCTTGTGGGTGTCGACCCATGGGATGTTAAGCGCGATGCTCGGTTTTATGATGGGGACTGGCCCGTGGTAGCGCACCCGCCTTGCGAACGCTGGGGAAGGTACTGGCATGGTGCGCCTAACAAACCACACCGGTACAAGCTCGGCGATGACGGCGGTTGCTTTCGCTCGGCACTCGAAAGCGTGCACCGCTGCGGCGGTGTGCTTGAGCATCCAGCGGACAGCCACGCCTGGGATGCATTTGGATTGATGAAGCCGCCGCGCACCGGCGGGTGGGTGCAGAGTGGCGAGGGCTGGACGTGCTGCGTTTATCAGGGGCACTACGGACACTTGGCCGGCAAACCTACTTGGCTGTACGTTTTTGGAAGCGACCGCAAGCCACCGGAACTCCGCTGGGGCAAGTGCGAGCAACGGCTGCATCCGGTCGCGCTGGAGCGATACGGCTACGAAAAAGCCAGACGTATTGGGATGATGGCGATGGTCGGTGGCAAAGACAAAACCAAAATACGCAACGCGACACCGCCAGCGTTCCGCGACGTACTGCTATTGATTGCGCGCCGCACATGTACCTAGACCGTGAACGCAATCTGGTCATCTATGACACACCGGACCATGCCAAGATCACGGGCGTGGTGCCGGGTGCGCGCCACATCATCAATGGCTACGTAGCCGCGCCGATCACTCTGCACAATCTGCAACTGCTGCGCTGGCTGGGCTTCCAGGTGCCGGCGCCGATGGACGGAGACGCCTATGACTGGCCAGGTCGCTATAAACCTTTTGATGCTCAGCGAATTACTGCTAATTTCCTGGCTGTGCATCCTCGCGCCCTTGTTCTATCCGACATGGGGACAGGAAAGACGCTGGCAGCACTATGGGCATCCGATTTCATCATGCGCGCTAATCCTGGAATGCGTTGCCTTATTGTTTCTCCGCTGAGCACACTGCAGAGGGTCTGGGCTGATGCCATCTTCCAAAACTTTCTTGGTCGGCGACGCTGCGTCGTCCTTCACGGCGATGCGAAAAAGCGTCGAAGCCTTCTTGCTGGCAACGCAGACTTCTACATCACCAACTATGAGGGAGTGCGTGTTCTACATCGTCAACTCGAGCACCGGCCAGACGTTCGAATGTGCATTATCGATGAAGCAAGTGCCTACCGTGATGTCGGAACCCAGCGACACCAGATCGCCAGAAAAATCCTAGCCACGCGAGATTACCTATGGCTGATGACTGGTACGCCTACGCCAAATGGCCCTACCGACGCCTATGGACTAGCCAAACTTGTGAACAATGCTTTCGGGGAGTCGTTCAGTTCCTACAAGCACAGGGTCATGACCCAAGTTGCCATGTGGAAATGGGCGCCCCGCGCCGATGCGCACGTTGCGGCGAACAAACTTCTGCAACCTTCTATTCGGTTCTCGATATCCGACTGCATTGACCTGCCGCCCTGCACCACGCAGCAGCGTGACGTCGAGCTCTCGCCTGCACAATCGGAAGCCTACAAGAAACTCAAGCGCGACATGGTGTTGACCGTTCAGAGCGGCAAGCCGATCACCGCGGCCAACGAAGCCGTGCTGCGCATGAAGCTGATCCAGATCTCGTGCGGCGCCGTCTACGGCCCCGACCGTGAAGTCAACCTGGTCGACGCCAAGCCGCGGCTGCAGGCGCTGCGCGAGGTGATGGAACAGTGCCGGGAGAAGATCATTATTTTTGCCCCATTGACAAGTGTGGTGAACTTGCTATATAAGGAACTGAAGGACTATGACAGGGCGGTGGTCAATGGCGCGGTCTCTCAAAAGGAACGATCTGATATATTCCGGCGGTTTGAGACCGAGCCTACGCCGCGCGTGCTTATCGCGGATGCGGCAACAATGGCTCATGGGATTACACTGGTCGCGGCAAGCACGATCATCTGGTATGCGCCCATTGACCGTACCGAGCTATATCTACAAGCCAATAAGCGAATTGATCGCCCAGGCCAGACAAAGGCAACGACGATCGTGCAGTTGGCGAGCACTCCGCTAGAGCGTGAAATCTACAAGCGCTTGGCGGCAAACGAGAACCTGCAAGGGCTGGTGCTTAAATTGGCCAAGGGAGAGATCGAGTGACACCCGCAGAAATGATCGCAGAATACATCAAGTGCCGCGACTGGCTTGAAGCCGACGACTGGAAGCACGCCGAGCGCCAGAAGCCCGTGCGCGAGCGCATGCAACTTCTCGAAGGGGCAGTGACCGAAGCTCTGATAGCGGCCGGCGGCGAGAGTTTGAAGACCGAGATGGGCACTGCGTATCGGTCGACAACTCTCGCCGTGCGCTGCGCTGATCGCGAAACCTTCCTCGACTTCGTGTTTGACGGGCGCCGTGAGGGCTTCCTCACCAGCGCTGTCAGCAAGGACGCAGTCAAGGAGTACATGGCCGAGCACAACAACGAAGCGCCTCCGGGCGTCGACATCACCTACGTTCACAAGACCAACTTCAGGAGAGCTTAGTGGTTGATAACCAGCACAAGAAGATAACCGGCTACCGTGACCTCACCGAATTTGAGATCGGCGCTATGAACGACTGCAAGCTGATCGCTGTGCAGGTCGGCATTCTGTGTGACAAGGTCGCAGGCATGGACGGCAACGATAAACGCTGGTCTGCCATTGCCAAGACTGATTTGCAGAAGGGCTTCATGGCCCTGATCCGCTCTATCGCCAAACCGGAGACTTTCTGATGAACGCACTTTCTTCTTTCGCTTCCATGAGGCCAACTGGCATGACCGCCGCCGCGGCCGGCGGTGTCGGTGGCTCGCGCCCGCCGCATATCTCGATCGACCAGAACCGCTTCTCGCTGGTTGACAGCACCGGCAACGTCAAGGCGCTGCCGCCGAAGATCATGACCGACGCCAACGGCCAGCAGACCGCGGCCACTGCGCTCGACGTGGTGTTTGTGATGTCGAACCCGGTGTCGTCCAAATTGTACTGGGGCGGCAAGGAGTACAACCCCAGCAGCATAGAGCCGCCGGTGTGCTTTTCCGACAATGGCCGCGCACCGTCGTCGCTGGCGCAGACTCCGCAGTCGACTACTTGCGCAGCGTGCCCGCACAACGCCATCGGCTCGGCGGTGAGCAAGTTCAGCGGTGCGAAGATCAAGGCCTGCCCGGACATCAAGAAGCTCGCTGCGGTCGTGCCGGATCTCGGCGTGGATGGCATCGAGTTCCTGATGCAGGTCAAGCCTGGCTCGTTCAAAAATTGGGCGAGCATGATCAACTGGATCAAGGGGCAGCGCCTGCCCGACGGGCAACCGGCCGAGCTCTACGACTTTGTGATCCGGATGTCGTTCGAGAGCCAGGGCGTGCTCAAGTTCGAGCCGGTGGCGTGGGTGGCGGGCAACGCGCCGCTCGAGCAGCAGATCGTCAATGCCTGGGGCAAAATGGCGCAGCTCGACGAGATGGTCGGCAAGACCGACCAGCCGTTCGCCGGGGCGATCGCGGGGCCGCAGCAGGTGGTCACGCAGGCGCTGCCGCCACCTCCTCCGGCGCCCTTGCCACCTCCGATGCAGCAGTACAGTCAGCCAGCCCCTTTTTCTGCCCCGCCTGCGGCACCGCCGCCACCTGCGCAGACCTTCCAGGTTGCTGCCCCTTCTAGCGAGCCCGCTGATGCGCCCAAACGCCGCCGCCGCACCAAGGAAGAGCTCGCCGCGGCAAACGCGCCAGCAGCGCCCGCGCCGTTCGTCTCCGGCCTGTCCAGCGTACCTCCGACCGGCGCTCCGGTGGCGCAGCCGGTCGACGAAGGCATCCCGCCGTTCCTCCGGCGCACGCCGGCCAGCGTTCAACCCGTGAACACTCCCGCACCTGCGGCCAACACCGGGCTGGCGACGCCGCAGCCGATGCCGGCTGGGCTCGCCGCGCAGCTCGACAAGGCTTTTGAGTTTCCGACATGACTGACTTCACCAAGCGCCTGCGCCGGGCCATGAAGGACGGCGATATGACCGTGGCAGATATACATCACTGGTTCGAGCGTCCCCGCGCCACGGTCAGGACTTGGGTGTGGGACGCTCGGACACCACAAGGGCCAGCGGGTGAGCGCGCGCATTTGCTTTTGCGCCACCTAGAGGCCAAGATTGCCTCCCGGTCCGGTTTCCCCATACCGCAGACCTTATCCGCCCATGAGCGTCCAAACTACGTGAAGAGGCTGCGGAATGGTAACGGCCCTCGAGTTCCTTCGCGAAATCCTGCCTGACGAGGGGTATTACTGTGCGACGGTCATCGGCGAGCGGACCTACAACCGGTTCTTCCCCACCAAGGAGAAACTGGCCGCATTCATCACCGAGCGCGATGCGCTGGGAGAGACCGTCTATCATGCATGTTCTAGTTTTAAGGTTCCTGGCACGCGGGGGCAGGCCAATGTCCACAGGACACAGGCACTTTGGATTGACATCGACACAGCGCAAAGCCACGAAGGAGCGCCTTATGCCGACCCCCCTGCCGCCTATGCAGCCCTTACAGCTTTTCTCCGACGAACCGGACTACCGGAGCCACTATGCGTTGCGTCGGGTTACGGTCTACATGCGTATTGGGTCTTGGACGAAGCTCTGGAGCCGGCCCATTGGAAAGCGCTGGCCACCAACCTTCGGGCCCTTTGTGCGGCACAAGGTCTGGCAATCGACCCGGTTCGCACTGGCGATTCATCTTCAGTACTGCGAACGCCGGGCACGCACAACAGGAAGCACGGCGGATACGAGCTCGTCAAGTGCGGCGAACTGATCAGCGGATACAAGCCGGAAGAACTGGGAGCGATTAATGTCGGGGTTAGGCCAAGTTTGCCCACAGTGCCAGCGAGCCTTCGGCTACCACAGTCCCAATTGTCCCTACGCCCCAGCATCACCGCTGGCGCAGGAAACATCTACACCGAGCAAGAATTCGACCCAGATCTTGCTGCAGAAAGTTGCCGACAGCTTGGGGCGTTTAGAGACACACTTGGCCGACTTCCTGAACCAGTGTGGCACGCCTGCCTCACCGTCCTTGCCCACGGAGAGGCTGACGACGTCGGGCACGAGTGGTCAAAAGGCGACCCTCGATATAACTACGGAGAAACCCAAGGCAAGCTCGACCGAGCAAGAGCCGTTGGACCCACAACTTGCCAACGCTTTGGCGAGTTGCATCCTGAAGGTTGTCGAGGTTGCCCTCACGCCGGAAAGATTACAAGCCCTATCCAGCTTGGACGTAAGGCTGCTGAAGTATCTGTACCGAGCAGTGCAGCACTACCAGGAAGCGCTCGATACACCCCCGAAGGCTTCACCCTTCAGTCCAACGGGCTCTTCTTCAACACCTCCAAAGACGACAAGAACGTCCAGACCCTCATCAGCAGCAGCCCGATCTGGCTCGAAAGCATCCAGACCGGAGAAATAACGCAGGAGCAGTTCTCGCTATGCTTCAAGCTGCAAATGCCCCAGGCCGGTCTGCGCGACATCACCATCAGCGCGCAGACCTTCTTTTCATCGCAGGGCATCAGCGAGATGCACGGCCGCGGTGCCGTCATTCACGATAGCGAGCTGTTCAGAAAATTCGTCAGGGCGAGCATGGATCTTTGGAACGCCAACAACAAGCTGCAGATGCGGTTCGACCAGTTTGGCTGGAAAGACGACGACAGCGCGTTCTTGTTTGGCAGCAATCTTTACACCGCTACAAGCGTCGAGCCGATCGTCGGTTCTGACGAGGTTAAAACTAGGAGCCAGTTTCTTGGACCAAGCAAAACAGGTAGCCTTGCTAATTGGTCTCGCGCAGCAAACGCTCTGTTCACTAAAGGATGTGAACCACAGTCTTTCGCATTACTCGCCTCTTTCGCGGCCCCTCTTATGCGATTTCACAGCGCAGGAGAAGGCGGAGCTATCATCAGTCTTGTTAGCGATCAGTCAGGAAGTGGTAAAACTACTGCTCTTGAGGCCGTTGCTTCGGTCTGGGGACGACTTAAAGGTGTCCAGCTTACAGACGACGACACCAAAGTCGCCAAGGGGCTGACGCTCGGCGTGCTGGGCAATCTGCCCTGCACCTTCGACGAATTGTACAATCGCGACCCGGAGATGATCCGGCAATTCGTGATGATGTTCACTAACGGTCGCGACAAGGCGCGAGGCACCCAGCATGGCACACTTCAGCATTCCAAGGCCGAATGGCAAACGCTCCTCGTTCTGGCATCTAATAACTCTATTGTGGATATCCTTAGCAGTATGGACGGTACTGACGCTCCTGCTTTTCGACTACTAGAGTTTGTCACTGAGTTTCCCAAGAGTGCCGAGAAGAAAGGCGACGAGCTCAAGCGCGAGCTCGCAGCTAACTCAGGCTTCGCCGGCGACGCTTATCTTCGCCTGCTGCTGCAACCGGAGACACTGGCGTATGTCAAAGCAGCCCTCCCTAAGTGGACTGATAATATTTGGAAGCGCAGTGGTCTGCGCAACGAGCATCGGTTTTGGATTAGGACCATTGCTAGCGTCGTCGCAGCCGGAGTTCTTGTCCGACATGCTGGTATTCTTGATTTCAGCGTGCAGCGCATTCTTGATTGGGCGATTGAGCAAGTTGTAGCCCGCGCGCAGGACGCCACTGTCACCGGCGTGCGGGACAGCGTCTCGACGCTTTCCGAGTTCCTGCATTCGCACCTGCCTGACACGCTGGTGATGGCGCGATCGTGGAAAGCACACTCCAACTCGCCGCCGCTGGTAAAGCCAAATCGCGAGTTGCTGATCCGCTTCGAACGCGAAGACGGCAAGGCGTTCATCCTGGAGCGCGCGCTGCGTCAGTACCTCGTGAAGAAGGGCGTCAACCGCACGGCGTTCCTGCAGGAGTTGAAGGCGCGCAAGATCATGGGTGATCAGCGACGCGTGACGCTCGGTGCCGGCACGGACTACGCCAGTGGCCAGGTCACGGTGCTTGAGGTGAACATGCACCACCCAGCCATGAGCGCGGTGGTGGCTGACGTCGACAAGCTGGCGGTAGAGAAGCGCGAGCAGCGGGTGACGCCTATATATGAGCAGAATGGGAACACCCGAACGGGCGGGTAATTGCCACGGTGGGGCCCGTCATTTAGGCACCGTGGCACATAAGCGAAATAGGCAGTTCATCCTTCGATCAACTTAGGCACGCGCTTCTCTTCCTTCGCGATCAACTCAAGGATCTTCGGCAGCATGTCGACCTGCCGGCTGCGTAGTCGCGTGTCGTCGACCTTGATCTGCGTGCTGAACGCGGTCTGGATCATGGTGGCCTTGATGGACTGTTCTTTCTCGGTGCAGTCTTCCCACGGTTTCTCGATCATTTTGCGCGCTTCGACCATCGCGATGTCGACGATCTCGGTCAACTGGCCGGACACCTCCAGTGAGCTCGCTTGGTGAGGCGCCGGCGGAGGCGGCAGCATCGCGTCGTCGTGATAGCGTGACGCGACGTCGACCGGCAGCACGGCCTCGTCGAGGTTGTCGATTGAGGGGATTTTGGCTTCGCGCGGCTCGATGATCTCCGCGTCGTCCAGCGTGAACGGTTTCATATCGGGCCGCCGTACTTGGGCTTCGCAATAATGCTTCCGGGCGGCAGTGCTTTCCAGGTGCCCATGGTCTTGTGGCGCGCGCCGGGCTGCAACGACGGGGTCTCGAGCGGCTTGCTGCTGCCAAATTCGCCCATCTCACGCATCACCCGGTTGCCCTCCTTGGCCATGTGCACCATCTCGAGCCACAAGTCGCGGATCTTGTCGCGCTTCATGTCCGGGTGCATCACCGGGTCGCTTTCGATCGCCTTGATCTCTTTGCGCACGGCGCCCATGCCGCGCTCCATCGCCTGCAGGCGCTTGACGGCGTCCTGCTCGTACATGATGTCTTTCTTGTTATCGCCGGTCACCTTGGACAGCGTCTGCATCGTGTTCTTCCGACGCTGCAGCTCGTCCCAGTTCTCGTAGAAGTCGCTGATCGGCTGCGCATTGGCCGACGGGTACTCTTTCGTAAACGCTCGGATGAACGGCAGCGCTGCCCACGACTTCGTGGGGCCAGGAGGTTTCGTCGGACCTCCAACTAATGCCAGCGCCTTGTCCGCGGCCTGCATCCCGTAGTTGCCCATGGTGCCGCCGTAGGCGCGGACGTAGTTCTGCAGCACGATCGGTGAAGCCATGCTGCTCATTTCCATGCCAGGGATTTTGCTGACCGCTCCGCCGGCGAGCTTCATGACTTCTGGTGTCTGGTTGGTGTACTGCTGCGCTGGTGGCACGCGCCCGCCACCTTCTGTCATGCTCTTGGGCACCAGCGGGCGGTCGAGGAAGATCGACTTGTTGAAAGTCTGCTCGATCATCGGCAGCAGCGCGGTCGGGATCATGTTTGGCATCATGGTGCCCCAGATGCTCTTGCCGAACTTGTTGAATGCGTCGGGCTTGCCATCGAAGTACGAACTGAGAATGCGCTCCGGCAGCGAGCCAAACAGCATTCCCACCAAGAATGGCTTGGGGAACTTGAACGGCGGCGCCTTGGGGTCGTCCGGCAGGTAGAACCAGAACAGGTCTTTCTCCCACCACGGGGCGGTCTCGTAGCGCGGGTCGCCGTGATTGGCGTACCACAACAGGATCGACGGCACCGTCACTGCGCCAGCAATGATCGGCAACGCGCGCTTGGCGTTCTTGCTCAGGAGGTTGGTGAACTCGCGATCGGTGCCTTGGATCTGCGCGTTGTGAAACGCCGTGACCATGTTCCAGCCGCGCTGCCGCGCGCCGATGCGCTGGAAGTCCTGCGTCACGTCACGGCTGGCCATCGCGCCACGCATCATCGACGGCGCGTCGGTGCGGCCTTGAGTGCTGCGAGCAAACTCGCCGATGCGCGTGGCGGCGTCGACGCTTTCGGACAGTGCGCGCAGCGCGTCGAGCGGCTTCTTCACCACGTTGGATGTCTGCGCCCTCAATGTATGATCTCGTGGATCGCCGTACTTCCAGACGAAGTCCGCGCCCTTGTAGTCGCGATCGAGCGACACCAGCGCCGACTGCGCGCCGCCGGACTTCAACCAGTTGCGGTAGTCCTGGCCGCCGCGCCAGTAGGAGCCCAGTCCCTTCATGAAATCGTAGACCGGCACGTAGCCGTTTTTCGATTGGATCGCAGCGTTCATCTGGTCGCGGAAAAAGTTGCGCGCCATATAATCGGGTGTCAGCACCACGCCAGCGCGCAGCCACTGCGCCGGCTTGGCCAGAAGCCGCGTCATCAGGCCAATCTCCGGCTGGTCCATGCCGTGGATGATCTTGGCGAGCTCCGGCTCGGTGCGGTAGACCTGCCGCTTGCCGTTCCGCCAGATAGCGATCTCGTCGCTGTCCAGCTTGTGGTGCAGGTTGCGAAAGATCGAGAAGCTGTCATTGTTCAGGTTGCCGACCATCTCCGGCGGCACACCCATCTGGCTCAGGAACTTCTCGACCTCGCCGCCGTGCACCTCGATCGGCCGCGCCTCCTGCACGCGCTTTACCAGACCGGGCTTGTGGGTCGTGGCCCAATCCACGAACGTGCTGTTGGCGCGGTTACGCTCCGCCAGGGTGACGAACATCTGAGTGTTGCGGATGATGCTCTCGAGCGGGTCGTAGACCTGCCGCTCGGAGCCCTCCATCTTGTGGATCGGCTTCTTGGTTCGGAACCCGCCGCCGGCGCTCGGCGCGCTCTTGGCTTCGTCCTGCACGCGATACCAGGGCACGTAGTCCTGGTTGGCGGTACGGAAAGTGTCCGCCATATTCTTGTCAACCATGCCGGCGTCGACCAGGTAGTCCACGATCTGGTCCTGGTAGGTCTTGAGCCGCTTGCGGGTGTTCTCGAAGCGCATCGCGCCGTCGCGCACCACCTGCTGCGCAGCCGCGTGGTTGACACCAGTGTCGATGCCCTGCGCGTGGCGCTCCACCGCGGACTTGGCCAGCAGGTATGCTTTGAAACTCTGGAGCTCGCCCTCGACCGGCTTGACGATGTCGGCGAACGACGGCCCGACGTCTTCCAGCGTGTTGAAGTCGAAGGTGCCGTGCTTGAGCATGTGCTCGGCTTTGCCGCCGACGCCGCGGGTGAGCCGGAACTGCTCGTAGGGGTTCAGAGCGGTGTCGACCGGCGCGGTGCCCTCCATCACCTTCTTGAACGGATGCAGGTTGTCGACGAAGTCCCGGTACGCGTCGCTGGTGCCGTAGCGCGCCGCCTTCGGTTCTCGGCCAATGCGGCTGAGAACCGCCTCTTCCGCAGTCGTGGTCGGCGTGATGCCGGGTCCGAGGTTAGGCGGCGGCGCCCCAGCAGTCGGAGGAGTTCCGGGCGGTGGAAGAGGTGGCTGGCCAGCGCCACCATGGCCTAAATTGTTAAGCTGCGCTTGGTACTGCGGGATAGCCGCGCGAAGGGACTGAGCTTGTGCAGCGTAGTGCGCTCTTGTCGCTGCAGGATGATGGGGGTCCGCAGCGTTCTTCTCCATTGTGGCAGCTTGTTGCTCTGCCATCTGAATAAGGTTCTGAAGCTGTTGCTGCGTAAATGTCGGCGGGGTTGCGGCCGCGCCACCGGAGCGCGGCATGGGTTCCTGGCTGACGAGCTGCCATTCGGGCAACGAGACGTTGATCTCCTTGCCTTTCATAACATCGTATTCGCCACCGGTGCGTGCGCCGCTGATCCGATCGGCCAAAATGTTTTTGACTTCCGGGAAATCTTCCCTGAACTGCTTCAGCAGCCCTCGCATTTGCTTGGGGCCAATGATGTTTTTGGCGGCTTCGGGTGGTAGTTCTGCGCCGTCCGGCCCGATCGCTCGGATATCGTTGAGGTGCAGGGTGTCACCCGTCACCATCACGTCCATCTTGGCACGCGGCTGTCCGGTTTCGTCTTTAGCCGCAAACGAAATGTAGCGCTCACCGGTAGCCGGGTCGGTGTATTCAGTAAGGTGAGTGAGGTCGAGCTTGATCGGTTTCAGGTATTCTTCCGCCGTCGGTACTTTGATATTAGCCGGTGCGGGCTCTTGCTTGACCACCTGCCATTCCTGAGCTTTCGGCGCGCGCGTGCTCACCCCGCTGGGCGCTACAGCTGGCAGCACCTTGTTACCCAGCACGTCCAGGTCGCGCTGCAAGCGGTCGGCGTTGGCCTGGCTCATGCCGAGATGCTCGGCGACGCCAGCCACGCCGCCGGCGATCGCGCTGGTGGCCGCCGGGATGCCACGCATGGTGGGCTCGAGCACCGCGCCGGGGATGCCGCCGTGACGGAACATGTCCATGGGAGTGTAGGTGTCGCCCCAGGTGCCCTTGGCGCCGGTCACCGCGCGATCGACGATGCCCCGCATGTTCTGTTGCGGCTCCGGCGGTCCCAGCGGCTCGCCCATGCTGATGGGCGGCGACGGGCGCGGGCCTTCGGGAGGGCGGAAGTCACCTCCGCCGGGGACGAAGGGCTCTTGGCTGACAAGCTCCCAACCACCGGTAGCAGGTGCGGGCGCCCCCATAGGCTCTTGGCTGACAAGCTCCCAGCCGCCAGAGCCCGTGCCGGTCTCTTCCGTGGGGGCGGTTGGCTGGACGCGTGATTTTAAGGGCTCGGCCATGCGAGCAGCCTATCCCAAATCACCGTCTTTTGCGAGAGTTGGGACGCCCTTCGAAAGGAGGCTCGCCCCTTAGTTGCTCTGAGTAAGCGTCGATTTCCGCGTCTGTGCTAGGTTCCCGTTTGAAATGCCGTCGGAACTCATCAAGCGTAAGCGGAAACCCCGAACGCAGCCGCAGCGCATTCGCCTCCTGGCCGCTTAAATTGCCAGCGTATGATCCTTGCTGTTCGCCGCCCTGTCCTTGACCCATCCCCTGTTCGCCGCCCTGTCCTTGACCCATCCCCTGTCCGCCGCCGACCTGCACCGGCTGGCCGCCCTGCAGCGTCCACTGCTGGCCATTAGCGAAGGTGGTGACGTGGCCTTCCTTGAGCGTCCCGGTCGGCGGTACGCCTTTTTCTTTAAGGTCGAGCGCCTTGCCACGCAATTGTTGGTCTTTTTCTCGCAAGTCGAGCCGGCGCTGCGTCACGTCGTTGGCCTGCGTGCCTGCACCCTGCAGCCGTTGCTGGTTCTGATTGAACATCTGGACGCGATCGTCGAGGCCGCGCTCGCGCAACCCCAGCATGTCCTGACGGTACTGCTGCTGCATCAGCGCCAACTGGTACTTGGCATCCTGGTTGAGCATCGGTAGCGCGTGATTGAGCGCAGAAATCATCGCCGCCGGCGGCAAGTTCGGGTTGCGCTGCGCGATGCGCTGCATCAGCGTCGGCAGGTCGAGCTGCGGCATCATGCCCTGCGGGGTCTGCGCCATCTGTGGCGGTCCCTGCTGGGGCACCGACTGTTGAGGCATGCCACCTTGAGGCTGCATTGCCGCCTGCGGCAGCCCGGCCGTCATGGGCTGCTGTTGCTGCGCCATCGGCGTGCGCTGCATCTCAGGCGGCATGCCCTGCGGCTGCTGGGGCATCCCACCTTGCGGGGGCTGCTGCGGCCGAGACGGCATGGAGGCTTGGCCGGGCGGCGGCGCCATCGGCTGGTCGGGGCGCAGCGCGTTACCCAACGCTTGCTTACCGAGCTCTTCCATCCAACTGGCGTGCGCGGCTTCGTCAGCCTTAAAAGCTGAGTTGCCAAAGTTCCCCAGTGCACTCAGCGCGCCAAACAACATGGATCAGCTCCACCAATTCTGACCCCGTTGGCCGGTGCCGTAGCCTCCGCCGCCAGTGAACATGCTGCTAAGCCCACTGCCGATCGCGCCGCCGATCGGGCCACCAGCGATCGTACCAGCGAGGCCGCCGAGCCCTTGCCACATGGCGTTGGACTGATTGTTGGCCATATTATTGGCTTGCAACTGCAAGCCGTAATTCTGGTTCGCCGAGTTGTTGGCCCCGACGCCGACACCGAGCAGCGCCAACTGCTGCCGGATGGGATCCTGCGCCTGGTTGCTGCCGGCCTGGCCGAACTGGCCGAGTTGGCTGAGCGCACCAAGCTGTTGCTGCCCGATGCCCTGATAGGCGTTGTACGGCATTGCCGACGACTGGTTGAACAGGTTCGAAGCACCGCTCTGCAACTGGCTCCCCTGGCCGTACAGGCCGCCCGCCGCGTTGCCGCCGGCGATCTGACGCTGCAGCTGCTGGTTCTGCCAGTCGATGTTGAAGTTGCGGGTGTCCTGGTCCTCGAGCCCCGCGCCGTAGGGCGAGGTGAGCACGCCGCGCGCTGCCTGTCCAGCGCGGGACTGCTGCTGCACCTGCCCGAGCGTGCGGTTGTACAGCGCGTTCTGCGGATCGCCAGCTGTGTTCCAAATGCTGGAGCCCATGCCGTAGTCCGCGCCACCAGCGCCGAACATGTTGCCCGCTGCGGCCTGTCCCGCGCCCGCGCCCTGCTGCGCGCCCTGCATCCACTGCTGCCCGTACGGGTTGTTGTACAGATTCTGGGTGGTCTGCTGCGCCTGCGGCATCAGGTTGGCGTACTGGTTGTACGAGCCCAAGCCGTTGATGCCGCCCATAACGCCGCCAGCCACCTGCGTCATTGCTGACGGAGGCAGCTGCCAACTCTGGGGGGCCTGTACGCTGTTAGCAGACCCTGGGAACAGGTCGCCTAGCGAGAACGACATTTAGGCGCACCGCGGACCGATCGTCGGGGCTTTCTCGCCGACGCTGGACCGGGTGGGGTTTGAATTGACGTCCCCACCCTTGGGCTTCGGCTCGACCGCCGACGGGCTGCTGTTAGACATCCCGTCGTGCAAGCCGATATCCTTGACCTTGCTGTCAGCCATGTTGGCTCCTTACTTGATGGCCTCGACGATCATGCCGTTGGCGGTGATGTCCGATGCCGATGCGGTGCCGTTGGTGCCGGTGCACTTGATCAGGACGCCGGAAGCGAGCGTCTCGGCGCCGGCCGAAGCCACGACTGCAACCGGGGTCAGCGAGCCGGTGCCGGCCACGCCCGTGCCGAAAGTGGCCTGGGTGGCGGCTGCGGTACGCATCACGACCATCTGCAAAAACCAGCTCTGGCCGTTACCAGCGAAAGTCGGCGTGGCGTAGGACGTCGAGCCAAAGTAGAGCTTGATTGTCTTGTTGTTCGAGTTGGCGGCGGTGGCGCCCCAGCAGGTGATGCGCACAGACTGGCCAGCGGCGGAGAGCGAGCCGCCAGGCAGGGTGTACGACTGCAGGGTCGTCTCTGCCGTGGTCGCGGTGGTCGAGACCGCGCCGGTCTGGGCATTCTGCAGCCCACCCACACCGGAGTTGACCGACTGGATGACCTGATTGAGGAAATACTGCAGGTCGGCGGCCGGCGTCGGCGTGGTGATCAGCGGCAGATTGGCCGAGAAGGCGATCGCCCCGGAGAAAAAGACGGCTGCGGCCGTCGCAAGCAGCTTCTTGAGCATAGTCGGTCTCCTGAAGGGCTCACAGCCCGGTTGAACGTTACCCCATAACCTATTGAATTTCAATTGGCGTTGATCTTATCCCGATAGCCCAAAACCCCCAAAAGGATCCTGGTGCCGACGGTCGTGCAAGCCTGCACCGTGTTGGCCTCCATCTTGAGCCAAAGGACCGTAGTCCCAGCGATAGAGGCCGGTTGCAGCATCGGAGGCTGGTTGTTTGTGCCGTTGTTGCTGCCGGCGTAGGAAGAATTAGGCGCAACCACGAGAGTGTCGCCCGGATTGCCCGCTGAATATCCCAAAAGCTGCGTGTCCGTCGCAGTGGTCGGCAGCCAGACGCCGGCGCCGGACGCGCCACGGATGGTCACGGCCGACCAAGTGGGGGTGGTGGACGTGCAGCTCGAGCCGATGCCAGTGGTCACAATAGCCGGGACCGCGCTCAGGTTGGCGCCGCCGACCTTGTACTGGGTGGTGTTGCCGGTCTGGGTGAACCCGTACATCAGCGCCGAGCCGTTGGTCTTGGACGTCCCAACTCGGCACAAGTAGCTGTAGCCGCCCGGCATGGTCGGCGCGGTCGCCGACGTCGAGCTCAGCCCGGCCACGGTCGAACCGTTGGAGATCAGGTAGTGGTGGTAGAAGGTGTTGTTGCCGAGCGCCCCGGTGTCGAGCGCGTTGGCACCGGTGGTGGTCAGGTTGATCGTGACCGACACGCTGGTGAAATAGATCGGCACGTTGCCGGTCGGATTGATCAGCACCGCGCTGTCTGCGGTGATGTCGATCGACGTGTTGGGCGTGCCGGCGTTATTGGTGACGACAAGCCCGTTGGCGCCGCACAGCGGGGTCGGGTTGACCACCGCGGCGCCCGACGCGCGCTGGTAGCCCACGATCTGCCAATTGCCTGAGCCCAGATAGAGCGCCGTGGCAGTGTCATTGGCAGCGGTGACGATGTTGGCGACGCCGGGGGTGATCAGGCTGGTTGCGTTATAAGTCAACGTGGTCGCGCCGGCGAACGTCAACCGGTAGTACGGCTGCGCGGTCGAGGCGCTGGAACCGAACGACGTGATGGACGTTGTGCCGGTGATATTGACGTTGTGGCTGCCGATCGTGCCCAGGTCGACGGTGGACGCCGCCGCGGCGTTGGTCAGTGGGCCGAAGCCACCGGCGAGCGTCGGGGTCTGCAGCAACTGATATTGCGTGCCGTCGTAAATGGCTTCGACCACCGTACCGGCCACGATTTCGCCACCGGATGTGGACTGCGAGCCGGACTGCGACGCCACGTAGACGTTCTTCACGCCAGTGGAGTTGACGTTCAGCGTGGCTGCCGCGGTGTTGGTGAAGCCCGCGATGAAGGTGATGCGCTTGCCGGCAGTCAGCGTGAAGCCCGACGGCGTGGCGCTGCCGACCACTTGCGCGTTGCCCGAGCCGGTCGACGTGCCGCCGATATAGACCGGCGTGCCGCCCTGGCTGGGAGTGAGCGGAGTGGACAGCGCGTTCAGCGCGGTGATGTCGGCATTGACGCCAGCGGCCGCGGCGTTGGTGAAGCAGGTGACCAGCGCGTTGTAGTTCGCCATCACTTGGTTGGCGTCGGCGGTGGTGTTGTTCTGCAGGTTGTACGGCAGCGTGCACGTGATGCCTGCTTCCGCGCGCGCGGAGAAACAAAGCAGGAAAAAGAGTGCAAAAATGCGCTTCATCATGACACCATTTGCAAGTAGCCGAGCATCTCATAGCGCAGGTGCAGTCGGCCAATCTTGATGCCTTGCGCCGAAGTGCCGGTGGCCTGGATCGACACGCGCCGGAATACCACAGGTATAGTCCAAGCGAGCTGGCGGGGGAACAGCGCGCTGGTGCCGCCAGACCACAGCGCCTGCCCCCACTGGAACTGGCCCCACAGCGTCTGCGTGCCAGTGACCGAGACTGTGACCGAATTGAGCGTGTTGCTGTCCTGGTCGATCGCCTTGCAGGTGATGGCCGCGCCACCGGAGACCAGCGCCATATAAAGCGTGGTCTCCAGCATGTTGTTCTCGCACATCTGGTCGGTGTCCGGCAGCATCGAGGTCTGCCAGGTGAAGGAGAGCGCCGCGCCAAATTCCGTGTATGTGCTGGTCAGGGTCTGGACCACGTCGGACGTGTAGAGCGCCGCGGTACTGCCGACCGGCGCCATGATAAACTTGTTGCTGAACGGGAAGATCAGCGAGGCCGCGCAGGTGTGCGGGCCGGTCCAGCACTGCCGGGCGAAGTCGAGCCAGTATTCTTGGTTGGGGTTGCCGAGCGCCGCGCCATTCTGCGCCGTGATCCGCAACACATTGCCGTTACAGGCTGCAACAATCCGTGAAGGCGTGACTGCGTAGATGTACGGCAGCGAGATGCCCGCGCCGGCGACGCCGATCGGATCGGAGATGTTCGACTGAAAGTCGATGATGCGCAGCCCGTCCGGCGACACGAACGCCAGCCCTTTCGGAGTTTGGCAGACTGAGAGCGGTGCCAACGTGCCAGTCGGGATATTCAGCGCGTTTTTGGTCAGCGGGTTGCTGGTCGACGCAGCATCGCCGGTGATCTGGTAGATCGCCTGCACGCCCTTGAACACCATCAGCGCCTGCAGGATGCCGCCGGTCACGGGAGTATTCAGGCCCAGCGGACCGAGCGCGGTCAATGGCACGTTGTCGTCGAACGTCAGCACCTGATTGGCGTTGGTACAGGTGACGGCGTCGAGAATGTCGGAATAGATCAGGCTGGGCTGGCCGGTCGTCGGGTTGACGATGTAGTAAGCCCGGCCATTGAAATTGGCGACCACGCTGGGCGCCGTCGTGAACGAGATCAACCCGCCCAGGTTGCCGCCGTTCCACGTCGGCGAAGCCGGGTTGGTCAGATCGAACCAGCCGATGTAGACGCCACCGGTGCCGCTGAAGCCAGGATGACAGACCACCAGCTTGGTGCCAATCAGGTCCATCGACGGCGGCGTCCAGGCGCCGACGGTTGACGGACTCGTTGGCGTGGTGGTGCTGTCGATCGTGCCGCCGATCGTGACGAATAGGCTGGTCTGGGTGTCGTAGCAGAACGGCTCGTCGTGGTTGGCGTTCCGGCTGGTCGCGATCATGCCGTAGATGCGCGTGCCAATCACCTTGCCGCACGAGATGAAGCCAGCTGCCGCGAACCCTGCAAAGGTCGTCAGAGAGACCGCGGCCGGCCGACACTGGAAGAGGTTCTTGGTCGAGGGGTCGGGGATCAGGTTGGCGAGCGACTGCATCGCCCCCGGCCCGAGATCCGTCGGGTCAAGCGCGTCGCAAACCGAGACCGGAGAGAATTTGACCGGGGTGGTGTTGCGAAGCCCCATCGGTCACCAGCCGATCGTCTTGGTATTCTTCAGGTTGCTCAGTGTGTTGCCGAAGCGGCGACGGTCGAGCTCCACGGTCTTCACCGCAGTCTGCGGATCGTCCTTCATCTTCATGTACTGGTTGAGCAGGTCGCCGGCGCCGCCGCTATTGTCCGCGCTGCTGAGAAACGCAGTCCAGCGATCGTCGTTGGCGATCTTCATCAACTCGCCGGCCACCCGCGTGTAGAGGTAGGTCGAGTTGGGAAACCAAGGGACTGTCGAGGTGTCGGTGATGAAGTCCTGCTTGGGCTGATAGCGCACCGTCGCCGGGTACGCACCCGACGCCGGTGGCCAGACGTAGAGTCCCATGGGCGATGATGAGACGTCCACGTAGGCGAAGTACGGATAAGACGCGAGGCCCGGCTGCTGCACGAAGCGGTCGAACTGCTCCTGCTCGACGCCGATCAGCTGATAGGGCACCTGACTGATCTGATAGAAGCTGCCGTTGCGGTGCAGGCGCAAGAAGTCGGTCGGCATCGGGTTGGGGCCAGAGCCGGCCGCGTAGCCGTTGCCGCTTGCCGTGGTGCTGAACGTGAAGGTGTAGGACTTCCGGATGACGAGGAAGTCGTAGTCCTGGCTGAGCTCTTGCAACACCGAGTTCAGAAGCTGCAGTGCCTGGGTGGTGTACCCAGGCACTTTAGCAATCTGGCACGCTATGGTGACGATCTCGAGCGTTGTGAGCGCAGTCGCCAACTCATGCCTCCAAGCCCGCCTTGGTGCGGTGCTCCTTGATCCAGCCTTCGACCTGCGCGATCCGACGCTTGCTCTCTTCGGCTTGATTGAGCGCCTGGATGCGCTCTTTCTCTTCGCTGTCCGAGAGTTTCATCGGTCCTTTGCGGTTGCTCGCCAGCCAGCGCCGATTGTGGTTCTCTTCCACGATGGCGATGCGCTTGGCGTGGTCAGCCGAAATCTTCTTCTCTTGCTCGAGCTGCCGGTTCAAGTCGTCCAGCAGGCAGTGCGAGAACTGCCGATCGGCAGCGGTACGGATCTTGTCGAGCACACGGTCCAGGTCTTGACTGTCACGCTCGACCAGGGACTGCAGAACCAGCGTCTTTTTGCCGGGAAGCTCAAGGTTCAACGAGATGCCGATCGTCGGCACCTTCTCGACGTCATCGCCCATTACGCCCTCAGAATGTTGGAGGTTCCGTTGACCACCCCTCCACCTGGGAGGATGTGGGTTTGACGGGCGCGACGGTAAAAGTTCTCGGATTTTCCGTCAACGACGGACTGATGCGCCCAGGTCTTCTGGCAAATCTCACCGATCACTTGCGCGACGCTTTGCCGCACCGTGTAGGTTTGCCCCTGCATGTAGGAGTGATTGTCAAGCGTGATGCGGTCGGCATACGGAGGCAGGTCGACGTAGACGTCAACCAGCGGCTCCTTGACGCCGCGCTCGCGCTCTGCTTCGAGCACGAGCTTTTTCTTGAGCTGCTCCTTCGCCGTGGCTTTCGCCTTGGCAAGGACTTCGGCTTCGGCCTCAAGCTGGAGCTCTGCGATCTCGTCAGCAGTCAGGATCGACGGGTCGATCTCGCGCGGCTTCGGTTCTTGCGGCTTCGCCATAGTCGCTCCTTAAGTGTGGGTCCAACCGCCGCCATTGGCGATCGAGAACGCGCTGACCACGATGGGCCAGCCGGCCCCGTCGTAGGCCACGTAGTCACCGGGCTTCAGGCAAATGAAGCCGCGGTGGCTGGGGAAGTGCAGCAGGCCGATCTTGCCGAACGCACCTTCCGAAATGGTCTGGTACGTGCCGGACGTCGGCTGCCGCTTGATGTTGGCGGCGATCTGCGCCGTGTCTGCGACCGCCGACTGTGGGTTCCACGCCAGAGCGTTGAGCGTGTTCGTCGCGTTAGTTCCGAGTGTCACGAGCGCCATCGCTCAACCTCCGTTTGTCAACCCTGGGACGTTATCAGCCGAAGGTGGCTGAGAATGCCGACAAGCTCTCGATGCGCATGAAGAACTGGTTGTTCTCGATGAGCGTGCCGTAATAGGTCTTCCAACCCACCACGCGGAGCTGATTGAGCGGATCGCTCTTGTCGGCTTCCTTGAGGTAGGTGAACTTGACGTCGTCGAGCATGACCTGACCGTAGGCACCACGACCGATGATGTAGGTCGGGTAGACGGTGAAGCCGGTGCCCGGCGCCGCCGGGGGCTGCTGGGCGGTGCCCGCCGCGGTGATCGTGACGGTCGTGCCGGCAGCGATCTGGGTGGCAACGCCCACCAGCGGGCCAGTGGTCGGGCCGCCGGTCGGGCAGGTGCCGAGGGTCGAGGACGCCATTGCCGACGAGGTCGAGAGGTAGACGTTGTAGGTGTAGCCAGCGGTCGACGGCACCGTCACGCTGATCGAGCCGTTCGGGCCAGTGACCGAGATCGCAGAGCTGATCTGGTAGATCTGGCTCTCGAACTGGTTCTGGGTGTCCGAACCGGTCACCTGGATGTAGTAGGTGTTGGTGGCGAGCGAGCCGGCGGTGCCGGCGGTGCCCTGGATGGCGGCAATGCCGGTCCAGAACGGCACCATGTTGGTCTCGCAGAAGCGGATGCCGTTGAATTCACCCGCTTCGAAGTTGTAGATGCGGTTGATGTCGCTGTACGCCCAGGCGGTCTGGACCGAGTTGTTCTGCCGCAGATCAGCCGCTACGAACGGGTGGATGATCGAGGTGTAGTGCGGCATCTTGCGGGGGTTGTTCGACGCCTTGGCGCCGCCGTCGTCCGCGTCGAGCTTGGTGTCGGTCATCTCGTCGCCCATGTAGCGTGGGGCACCGAGATTAAAGAGCTGCGAGTAGGCGCGCTGCACTTCGAACGGGTTGAGCACGTCACCGGTGGTCAGCGAGGCGCGCGAGCCGCGGCTGTTGACGTAGTTGACCTGCGTGCCCGAGTTGAGCGTGTTGAAGGTGTTGCGCTCGAGCGTCTCCGCCACCTGCAGGCCGACGAGCTCCGTGGCCTTCTGGAACAGTGGGTGGTAGATGGTCATCTCGGCGACGTCGGTGATCGTCACCTTGTCGCCCCACTGCTGGGCAGTGGCCGAGACCTGGTTGATGGTCATGGTCTCGCCGATCGGCGGCACGCCTTCGGAGAGCGGCGCGAACGGCAGCGGAATGCGCAGGTAGCGCGTAGCGGTGTAGGTCGTACCGCGTCCCTTCGGGAGCGTCAGCGGATCGCCGAACTGGTACGCAACCAGTTGCTTGCGCGTCAGCGGGAGGGTCTTCTCAGCGATAAATGCTACGATATCGCTGGAGAACTGGGATGCGGTATTGGTAGCCATGTAAGCCCTCTCCTAAATGAGACGAGAGCCGTGGCTCCGCCTCAGATAAACTGCCCCGCGAGCCGCTTTTCGGGAGTGTCACCGGCCTTGGCTCGCTGCGAGGCCGTATCTCCTTTGGTGCTACCCGGCTTGACCGTTTGCGCGGCAACCCGGTTTTGTCCCGTCTTCGCTGCCTTGTTCCGATTGGGATTGGCCGATGCCAGTGCTTTCTCACCCAACATGAACTTCAAGATCGTCTCCCGGTCGGTGGGTCGTCCTTGCTGCAGCAACTCGTTGAACTTGGCCTCTACGTCTGCCTGGAACTTCTGGTAGGTCGGGTGGATCGACGCTTTTGCGTCAAACGCCGCCTTGTCCGTCAAGTTCTGGGTCTTAAACTCCATTTCCTGCAGCTTGCGCTGCATATCCCGACTTTGCTTATCGAGCACATATCCCATGCGCTCTTCCGGGGTCATCAGGGCGAGGCGCTCTCGCTCCTGTTGCTCCGTAATGTGCTGCGAAGCCTGTTGCTGACTTCGCCGAAGCTCTTCAGCTTCGCGCCTTGCAGCTTGAGCCTCTTCTCGCGCTGCCTTCGCTTCGTTGGCCAGCCGCTGAATCCGGCTCTCGCCGCGACTCTGTGGCTGCCGCTCGGCAGCAGCATCTACTCCGAGTTCCCCGGTAGCTTCTTCTCCGTCAACGTGTTCGGCGGATACTTCGCTTCCGTCGTCCCCCCCTGTGGCGTCCTGCCCTTCGGGTTCGGTACTTCCCCCGGCGAGTTCCTCGTCGCCTGGCTGTCCACCGATTTCGTCATCATCACCTCCGCCCATCTCACTCTCCTTCGTGACTTACGGCCACTAGTCGGATCAGCCACTTACGGCGGCTAGTCGATACGGCACTTTAACTTAGGGGGGCCAATAGTCAAGGCGGGTGTCACCACTGGACAGTCGCATTGCCACACCATGATGATCGCCCACTGGTCGTGGTAGGTGCCCTCGAGCGAGCCCCCTTCCGCCCAGCCCAGCCGGAGGTGATCTTCAACGGCGTGGAAAGGGACAAACTTCAGGTAGCGGTCGACCATCAGAATTTATCGTAGTCAAAACCGTGAATGCGGCAGACTTGTTTTGCGAGTTTCCAGAAGGCGTCGCTGTGCTCGTGGCCGCAACTGATGCCGACGTGTTCCTCGAACACGTGGATCATCTCGTGCGCCATGACCATAATGACGTCGTCGAGGCGCTTGTTGTGACGTTTTGATACCCAGATCGTGTGGCGATCATTCCAGAACTGGTGCTCGGCGCGGTTAGCCAAGCTGTTGTAAACAACGAACTTTACGTCTTCGCTGTCCGGCAAGTTCCAGCTCACGAAGGGTTTGGTAACGTGGAGCATATCGTAGACTTTGGCGCAAAGTTCTTCCGTGACCATCACACCCTCACGACGTCTCCGCGCCACTGGACGTGGTCTTTATCGACCACCGTTACGGTCTCCGGCCAGAGCAAAACCCCGTTCCGGAACGTCAGCACGACAAAGCCGCTGCGCCAGTTCAACGGGTTAGCTTCGGTATAGTCGAGGAAGGCTCGCGCTTCGACATCGGCCAGACAGCCGGTGTCCACCCCCCATCTGGTGCCGTTATAGTCGGTAAACGGCGTCACTTTCAAACTATGCAGGTGGCCCGTTACCGTAGTTTTACCAGCCCATAATGTAGAATTATGCGTGGCATGAATTCCGCCCTTGTGACGGTGCTTGATTACCACATCGTCGTTGACGTCGACGCGCCAGCAGTTCTCCCACAGCGGGAAATGGTCAGCCAGCCGCGTGCCGGCGACCTTGGCAAATTCCGGCGCCACGGTGGCGATCTTGGTCTCGAAGCGGGCGTCGTGGTTGCCGAGCGGCCAGAGCTTGCGCGCGCGACCCGCCGCCTTGGCGATTTCGTCAAGCTGGTCGACGCAGGCTTCGATCTCTTCCTGCACCGTCGGGGTGCGGGTCCAGCCGATCGGGGGGTGCCGTGAGATCCTGGGGAAGTCCGTCACGTCTCCGTTCATCACTACAGCTTTTGGCCGTAACTCTTTGCAAAAGCTGATAAATCCACGCATCGCCGTGGACTGCGGGCCAGGCCAAATGTGGGCGTCGGAGCCCACCAGTACCACGCCGTCTTTGATCGCGAGGCTCAAGACGCCGGGATGCTCGGTGGCGGTCGAGGTGGTGGACGCCACCAGGCTGATCCCGAGCTTGGTCTCGATCGCGCGCCGACGGCGGTGGACGCGCCGCGGCGACATGTTGTTGTTTCGAGCTAGTTTTTCGGCGCCGAGTTCGCGGAACTGAGCGATAAACTCAGCATCCGGCAACTTGGGTTTTCCTGGCACGTCACGGTCTCTGCAGCAGAGCGAGGACGTGTTCTTTGAAAGCCGCTACGGAAGCAACCGTAGCGCCGATGATGATGAGCAGTTTCCAGACAACATGCCCGAGGAACTTGGATTTTTCATAGTCTGCCAACATGTCCTTGATTTTCCTGGCGTCTTCGTCAGTAAATTGAAGGATGGGGTGTTGGGAGTCGCGGTCGGGCACATCAGACCGCCTTTACCTTTGGTGTCAGCAGGTTCGAGATGAGCGCTTGGGTGATCTGGCCAGCAAAGCCGTCCACGGTCAGACCGTATTTGGCTTGGAACGCTTCGACCGCGGCGCGGGTCTTCGGTCCGTAGACGCCATCGACCACCAGCGGCGGGGTCGGGCTCATGAACTGGTTGATGGCCTTCTGAACCCAAGCGGTGATGTTGGGATCAAAGCTTGCCATGGCGGCCGCGGCGATGTGGATTTGCGGGGCGACCTTGGGGAAGAACTGCGCGCCAAGGCCCTCGAGCACGCCGGCGAGCGGCGCGACCGACTCGCGGATTTTGCTGACCAGGTCCGCGTTGGACGTAGCGACGTCGATCAAACCTTTGACCGCAGGGCCATATTTGATCGCAAGCTGTAAAATCTGCAGATAGTCCATGGTGTTCGCCCTATGCTGGAGGTGTTTTCAGCGCGTCGCCGAGAGCGGCAGTCGCGGGGGTAACGGGGAGCGTCTGCGCGATCACCGGGGCTTCCGGGTCTTTCGCGACGTCGATCAGCTTCTGGGTGGTGCTGGCTTTGTAAATCGAGTAAGCGCCGATCAGCACGGGACCGATGATGGCCCAGGCGCCTAGAATGAGCTGCGTGCCCTGGTAGAGCTTATCCCAGGCAGCGTAGAGGTCGACGGATTTGGAGGACATGAAGGTGATAGCAGCGATCGCGCCAGTGACAAACTGGGCAGAATTAACAGCGATCGCGCGGACTTGAGGTAGCTTCATAGCAAGTCCTCCTAACCCATTCTGATACCATCAAGTCTCCCGAGTGTAAACCACCGTCGGGTCGAGCTTCTGGATCATGTAGAGAATAGGAGCGCAGCCGGGCTGGCCGTCCCAGGCACTATTGCTGTAGACGCCGTCGGCGACGTACTTGCCTGGGACTTGGATATTGGTGCCGCCCCAGATGTAGGGCGACGGCCGGCCGTGCATGGCGTAGCCGAGCCCGTTGAAGACTTCGCAGTAGTACAGCATCTTCTCGAGCCGCCAGTCCTTGACCGAGTCGAGGCCGTCGAGGTGAAGTGCATCAACCGCGCCTTTGATGAAGGCATCAGGACCGGTGAAAGGCCCGCGGCCGTAGGGCACGTGCACGGTGCGCCGGCTGAGCGGGTCGCCGTTGCCCAAATACGTGAAGAAATTGGCGTCGCTCTCGCGGCGGTGCAGCACGGCGATCAGTGGCCAGGGCACGCCCGTCTTGTCTTCGATCGCCTTGTACTGGTCCTTATGGGCAACCGCGAACTTGGCGAGCTTTTCCATTTCCGCCTGCCGAGCGGGCTTGATCTGCATCGTGTCCCACTGCTTGGCGTACTCTGGCCACTTGGCGCCATATCTCATTTAGGCGGTTCCTTCTTTTCGATTTCTGCCTTGAGCTTGGCGAGCTCTTCGCTCAATTTCTGCACCTCGATCTGGGCCGCGGCGGCCGCGTCCCAAGCCTGATTGCGCTGTTGCTGCAAGGCTGTAATGGCCTTTTGTAACGTAGCGGTGTCAGGCTGCTGCTGCTGCTGCGCCTGCGCGGGGGTAGCCAACAAGAGTAGAAGAAGTAGCTTTTTCATGTTCGCCCTCTAAGCTGCGTTCTTGATGATCGCGTAGTTGTAAACTGACGTGTCGTTGGTGGTGCATTTGGCTACAAAGCTGGTGGCTGCAGTGATCGCGCTGACATACGGTGTTGCCGAGCCAATCACGTTCACTGTGTTCATGCTGATGATGATCGTATCGGTGATCGCCACGTTGGTGTTGCTGACCGTAATCGTACCGCCTGACGTGCAAGTGAACGTGCCGACTGCACCGTTGGCGCCGCGCTTAAGCAGCAGTGTTTTAGCTGCCGTTCCCATTACCAGGTTGCCGGCGGCGAAAGTCGCGTCGCCGGTGGTGACAGTCAGACCAGTGCCAGCAGTGATGGTGGTGCCGGAAACGATCGAAGCGTCCGTTGCTATTGCCCCCGCGCCTGGGTCGGCCGCAGCGCCGACACTTAAACCGCCCACAGCAGACAACGTAAGTTTAGCGGTGTTATTCGTGATAAATTTTACAAGCGTGTTAGCGACAGATCCAATTATAGTCTGTGTCGCGTCGGCGTAAAAAGATGCCGTGTTGGAACCGCCAATATACAAACTTAACGAAGTGCTGCTTGCGCTATTTAGTATGATTGATCCGAGACCTGGGTCTACGGACGTGTTGAGGCTTAAACCACCAGCGTTCGAAAGTGTCATTTTGGTAGAATTGTTTGTGATAAATTTAACGGGTACAGCCGTTACGCCGCCTACTATTACTTGAGTTGCGTCGGAATAAAATGAACCAATGTTTGTCCCGTTTACATACGTCGCAAACGCTGAAAACGTCTGCCCGTTAGTGTTTGCGCTTGTCCCACTGCTGCTCCCTAAATCTTGAATGGTAAAACGGTCTGAATACCCCCCACCGTTTGTTGCAGTGGCAAATACCAAGCTGGTGACAGGAGCTGCAGCAGCTTGCACTGGCCTATTTTCAACAACCCAATCTAATTGTTGTGACGCAGCTGTGGCGTTGGTTTTCCAGCCTTGCCCGGTTAAACGCAATCGAGGACTATAGCGTTGGTTGCCTGAAGTTGCCGCTGTTGTATTTTGTAAAACAACTCCGTCACCGGAAATATTTGCGCTCAAAGCGATCGTTTGCGTAACAACACCCAACGCACCGGAAATAGTAATGCCTGGACTCGCCCAGGCATTGCCAGATATTGTCAGACCGTTCGACAAATCAATTCCGGTTGTTATGTTCCACGATGTGCCATCTGAGCAGATTATGCATCCATTAGTTCCTATTGGAGTCCCACCACCGTTGTTCGACAAATATATAGCGTTTTTGAAACCTGGATCGTTAGCGGTTGCCCAAATAGCATAAGCAGCGTCAATACCCGCGCCCTGTTTAGCGCCAGCATTTTGGCCGTACCCAACGGCGCTATAGGCTACTCTAGTGTAGGCACTAGCTCCGCTTTCGATGCGCGCATCGCTTTCCACACCCGTACAAGTGTTGTAATTTGTAGCAGTACCGGAAAGCTGGCACAAAAAATTTGCGCCGAACACTCCGCCTAACGAGGTTCCCGCACCAAGACCTGTGCCACCATTGTTAGCAACAGCATTTCCTTCTCCCGTCACTCCTACCGCCCCCGCAGAACCTAATGTTGACAACGTATTTAAGGTAACCAATCCTAAAACTGCAATTCTTTGTCCCCGTGTATTGCTGCCACCGTAATTCAAGTTCACTAAAAGCCCATACACATTGCCACTTGTTCCAACATCGTAATTATCTTGCCCGTAGGTTAGACTATTCAAATATATTTGGCTGCCAGGATTGGAGCCAGTTACCGGAAGGCTGCCCGTTAAAGTAAGTCCGCTGGTTGTAGTTTGCGCAGTCGTGTTGATTGTTAATGGACCGCCGCTGAGCGTAACCGTTGAACCTGTCCCGCCCACCGTCGAGCACACCCACGCAGCAGTCGTCGCGTTGTAGATCGGGAACGCGCCGGACGTGGAGCACAGCCCAATCAGTGCCGAGCTCGGCCCCGACTGCCATGCCGGCACGCCGCTGGCCTGCATGGTCATCACGTAGCTGACGTTGGGCTGACCAGTCGTCGCCTGCCAAGTGCCGGTCGTGCCGTCCTTGTAGACCATCGCGCCGGTGGCCGGCGGCCGCAGCGTGTCGTAGCCGATGGTGTCGAGGAACTGAGACTGGGTGATCGCGCTGGGCGCAGCGTTTACGCCGGAGGCGTTACCGAGCACGCGGTTGGTCGGGATCGCAGGCAATACGAACGGGAAGGTCGTGTAAGTGCCGAAGCCGTTGCTCCAAGTCGGCGCCGCCGTTGGCCCGTTGGACTGCAGGATCTGACCGGCCGTGCCGCCAGGCACCGCCTGCCAGCCAGTCACGCCGCGGTAGATCATATCGCCTGGTGAACCGGCGAAGAAGGTGTTCTGCGCCTGCGCGGGAGACGCCAGCAGAAGAAGCGCGAGAAGAAGGTGTTTCATTGTGTCTGTCCAATTAGGGATTGGCTATACCAAAACCAGCCCGCAAATAATTATTAACCGCTGGTGCTAGGTATCGATAATCCCAATCTACTTTGTTCCATTTACTGAACGCGGCATTCAAAAAATCTACGGTTGTAGAACCGCCAGGACCTCCAATGCTCACGTAATAATCTCCGATTGTGCGCGTTGGATCGGGCAAACCTAGACCGTTGCAATTTGCTGCTGTGTTAGTGGTGTTGCTAGAAACAGTATTACCGCTTCCGAGGTCTTGGATCGGAACACCGCTAGCTGTTGGCCAATCACAAATTACGTTGTTTGTAACCGTCACTCCGGTAGTCGCGGGAATGCAGAAGGAGCCAACGCCAGGGGCGCAAGTCGCGGCTCCCAGGATAACCGCGTTTCCGTTGCCGGGAGGCGAGATGCTGTGGGCCATGACGTTGTACGAGAATGTGCTGCCACTAATTCCCGGCGTCGGCGAACCTTGCGTAAATCCAACGCACTCACCTTGATATGGCGTGCCGCACGTCCAATTATTTAGGAACACACCCCAGCCGTAGGCGCTGTCGGTCACGACGCGCCGCATCCCGCTGCCCTCGTAGAACACGTTGTATGTGATGTTGCTTGGCCAGCCGCAGCAGGTTATTTGAATGGGGTTCTGCACAAACAGATTGTTAAAAATCGTGATGCCGCCGGGCCTTGTTTGCAGCCCGGTGGCAGAAGCATAGGCCGTGATGTTGTTCTTGAAAATCAAATTTCCTAACGTCGGTGGGACGCCAAGGCCGTTATCCCAGCCAAGGTCGATATATAAATTATGGATGTAGATGTCTGCCTGCGGGTCGGCCCAGCTTGCCGAGTGCGTGCCGCTCTGGCTTCCCGTTGTTGTCACGAGATCGCCAAGGGCAGACATGGTCGTGCTGCTTACCGTCTGCGAAACACTGACCTGATACGTTCCATCCGTTCCACTCCCAGAAACGATAGTCGTTCCGCCAATGACACCGCTGCCTGAAAGTGTCAGTCCGGGACTGATTCTTCCTCCCCCCTCCACAAAACCAGTCACCGTCAGTGTTGTCCCGCTAATCGAACCAGTGAATGAATTCGTTTTCCAGCGGCTAATGTTCGCTGTCTTTGCTCCCAGGTTGACGTTGCGCAGGTAATAGCACTGCACGTTGAAGCACGTCTGCCCGGTGACATCGACGATCCCGGTCGGCAACGATCCGGTCGTAGTGAACGCCACCACAGAACCTTCCGGTGGAATACCAGCAGGTGGCAAGCCAGCCGAGGTCCAGGTGACAACAGCCGGGCTGGCTATGGTTATCGTTACTGTCGCGGCAGCATTCTGAGAAAACATATTGGTCGGCTGATAGAAAAGGTTCTCCTCGACCAACAAACGCTCATAGCCGTACGCAAGCACGCCGTTCGTTCCCGTGCGCGGGGAATATAGGGTTGTGGGAAGCGGATTGTCCGTGCCGTCGTTTGAAACCGCGTAGTTATTCCTTTGAGAGTTCCTGCGGTAGATCAACTCCCCGAGCATAGCGGGGGACGCGGCACTGCCTGATCCAGCCGCAGACAAACCGCCAGCGTAATAAAATTGGCAATTCTCCATGTGAAGGTATGAGCCTCGGAATATTAAACTGAGAAGGAAGCCCCCGGTGTTTGGAAACCCAGTCAAAGAATAATTGCCAGATGCAGGGTCTTTCGCGGAGTTTGTCACGTAACAATCGTTGACCGCCATGTAAACAGTTGTGCCGCTGCCGCTTTGTACCTGCAAAAGCGCGGATGATGCATTGTAAGACCGAAGGTCCACACCCCAGCGAGCGGTAGTGGCTCCGTAACCGCTAATTACTGTTGGTTCGAATTTAGAGCGCCCAATCCTCGCGTTCGAGACGATAACTTGGGACGTGGGAACTAGCGTCCCGCCTCGCTCAACAAGTATCCAATCCGGCATTCCTTGCCTGAACTTAGAAAATGCAGCCGAAAAAGTTGCGCAAGTATTCGATGGAGAATTAGTTGCGGGGGGCGTGAAAGACGTGCAGGTCCCATCATTACCACTAGACGAGACGTACACAATGCAAGTGCCGGTGTAAGTGCCGCTGCTGTCCCCACAAGTCCCGGTGCCCAGAGATGGGGTAAATACTGTCCACCCTGCACTGTCCTGATATGGGCCGAACGGGACGCCTATACCAGCGACTGCTCCGCAAACAACCGCTGCTAACAATGCTCCTGTAAGTTTCAACAGCCTACGCACGGCGATCCTCCCGGCGGCGTTATCGTTATTCCCGAATTGCCACCTTGATCGGAAGAATTGGGAGCACGCCAAGTCGCACCGCCACCAAAGGTCACGCGGTTTAGGATGCAAAACGTGCAAGTGGGATTGCCAGATGCGGTGCTGAATGTCAGAGTTCCGTTTGTAGAGTTCTTAATCAATAGCGGCGTGCTCATAGAGCCCGCATTCCAGGCTGGAGCATTCGTGATCGTCCACGTCGTGTTCGTCAAAATCTGAAGGTAGGCATATTTGTTGATCGTCAGCGTGGTAAAGGTCGGCGTCGTCACATCAATGTTGTATGGCCACCCAGCATTCGTTGCGGGGGTAAACGTGACGTTGTTGTAGGTTTTGCCGGTCGCCATATTAATGGTATTGGTGCCGGTCATGGTGGTCGCAAACGTCAGAGAACCACTATCTGTCAGCGTTAAAGTACCGCTTTGTTCGTTGTAGATTGTTCCGGTCGACGCAGTAATGGTCCACGCGCCTGAGCGAACCACCGTTCTCGTCGCCGCGCCGTTATTGGAAAATGCAGTCGTTAGAGTGATGGTGTTGCCACCATCATTAAAGGTGCCCGTAAATGCGCCCATCGTGATCTGGGCGATTGACAAAGTTATATCTAAAGTAACAGTGCCGCCCCCAGATGACCCGTCCAAAGTCGCAATATCGCCTGCGTTTTTTGGAATCGAACTTGTTGCTGCACAAGTGCTTCCTGACCCTCCGCTCGCATTTGACCAATGAGTCGCGTCGTTCCAGTTGCCTGTACCGCCGACCCAAAAGCACGTCGCCGCCTCCGCATTCGAAGCGCAGACCACCAATAATAATGCAAAGAGTAGCTTGCCGACCATAGCGATGCTCACTTGTAACTGTAGTTAACGATGATCGTCGCAGGAGCATTGCCGTTGTTGTTGTTGTCCGCTAATCCAGCAACAACACAAAAAGCAATCCCCGTAGTAAATGCCAACCCATAAGGACCAAGCGGCGCTCCAACTCCAGATGGAAGTGGAGACGGGCCAACCCCGTAAGTCCTTAGCACAGTATCACTATTACAAGTCGGAGCCGATGCCTTGTCATACAGTTTAACGTACCCAGCCGTCGTGCTGTCCGTGTTCAGGGCAACCAAATCATATAACGTCCCGGCGCTGGCTTTGATGACTGTGGCATTCGTACTGGCTGTCGTGATTAACTTGGCGTGCGTGCAACCACCTGGGGCTCCGACAACAGTAACATTCACACCGCCTGTGATGCTGCCTGTCAATCGATCCCACGATGCCCCATTATAAACTGACATGCGGCTGTAGGTGGTCAAGCCGTCGTCAGTGTTTGCTCCCCCGTCAACGCCGGCCGTAGCAACTACGGCAGTGTTGCTACCTTGTGAAATTGACGCTTGTAATGGGTTTGCGGTAGTCCCAATCTCCGTACCTGCCGAATTGGCCAACGTCGCCACCGGGCAAATCTTGGTGGTGAAGCAGGTAAAGGCGAAGACCGTGAGGCCCGAGCCAGCCGTAGCCGCATAGTCCGACCAAGCGCGTTGCACGTAATTGATGGAGAAGACCGCTGCAAGTGCCAGCGGAAGGAGCAACCATTTACGCATTAGATGCCTCCTACCAGAATTGGCTGTATGCAGCCGTTGAGATTGATGGTGCCGTCGCAACCGCCGCCGCTAAGCCCAGTGGTCCTGAACTGCCCTGAACTATTGCTGCGCAAGAACGTACCCTGACCGTTGGTCAGCGTCGGAGTCGACGACGTGTAAATTAGGCCCCAGATTTGCGCCGGTCGAACTTGAGCTGCGGCGCTGGCTATCCCCAGCCCGAGCAGCAGGAATAGCCATTTCTTCATGAGGTGGTAACCTTGAGCTTGCCGTTGACGTCGCATTGCAGCACGGTGCTCTGGCCATTGGTCAGGGTCGGTGGCGACGAGTTGTAAATGCAGCCTGGAATGACGTTGGGACTGGTTTGCTGGGCTGTAGCCACTCCGATTGCGGCCGCGATCGCCGCCCCCAGAGCCATCCAGAGAACCTGCTTCATGGCTTCAACCCCTTCAAGTGTTGCTTGAGGTACGACGAATTAGGGCTTGTTTCCAAAGCCTTTTCGATCGCCACAATAGCACGAAACCGATAATCGTCCATGCCGGCATTGACCAGCCAGATGGCGTGCATCGCCTCGACATTGCGAAACGACTGCTTCAGCGGGAAAATCTCACCGCATTGCCGGTAGAGCACCGCCGTTTCCATCGGGTACGGGGTCATTTTGCCCTGGTAGCAGGTCACGTTGCCCAGCAGGGACAGCCACGTCCAGCCCAAGCCGGCTACGACAAAGACTGCCCGCCACGAGAGCCACCAGGCCCAGTGTAGCAGGGGTGTAAAGTGGGAACCCAAAGCATCCCTCCACCAAGAAAACCACGATGACGAGGCGCTCGGTCAGGGCGCCGGCGCGCAAACAGTGAACGAAGAAGGAACCGAGCAGCAAGACGCCCGGAACCCCGAGCTCGTAGGCGATCTGAAGGGCGTCGTTGTGGGCGAACTCGAAATACGGCCATTGCCAGCGGAACGACCCAAGCCCATGGCCAAAAAAGGTCAGTCCGCGTGCTACATCGGCCCACAAAGCCACCCGTTCGAGGTTGTTGTCGAAGTGCGTCGGGCTCATGACCAGCCGGACAAGCACCCCAAGCAGCATAATGACGAACAAAACCGCGTAAAACCGGTGTTTTTTGCTGATGTAGAGAAAACCGGCGTTCAAAAACGCAAAAATCGACCCTCTAGAGAGTGGAGTGAGCCCCAGCGGGACCAAAACCGCCGGCGCGAGCCACCAGCGCCCGGTTCCGATCAACCCGACGGCCACCATGGCGCTGATTTCAGCCCCGAACGACTTGTTGAAGAACAGCCCGGAGTTGAGACCGATGGTCGGGAAGGGCGTGTAGCCCAGATATTGCGCCAGCGTGACCGCGCTGTTGGGAATGAGCGCCAGTCCGGCGCCGAGATAGACCGCTCGAGGGCATCCCGGCAGGCAGAAAATGCCCAACATCAGGATGAAACCCCATAGAATGTAGCCGCCGTCTAGTAGGGCTTCAGTCCAAGCCAGTGATAGTCCAGCATAGCCGACAAAACCAGCAAGCAGATAAAGACCAGGGGAAGCCCGAACGCGTCCCACACAGCACAGCAGAACAGGCACAGCGATTGAAAGCACTGCCCAACGCGGTGCCAACGAGCCGTCAGGCCAGACCGGCACAAATGCAATGCATACTGCAAAGGCCAGAACACCGCTAACCCACTCCTTCATGCTCGAGCGAACTCCCCGAACTCGACTTTAGCGCGCTCCGCGTAAGCGCGACCAGCTTCTTCCAGTGAAGAAAACAGCCCGAGATGTTTGCCTCGACATTGCGCACGCCACTTGTTGTGCGCTTTGGAAAAATACACCCCTTTAACACCACAAGCGTTTTTCTTCCTTTTCTCAGTGTTTCCAGTATTTTGCGAGCGTGTAGCTTCGCGCAAATTATCCCAAGAATCATCGTGTCGCTGCAGGTTCTTGTGCTCGGCGTCTGCTTTTGGCCAGCTGCCTGTCATATAGAGAAACGCCAAGCGGGACGCCTTGTATGACTGCCCGTCAATTTTCATGCGCCAATAACCAGCATCAAGCGCCCCCGCGCGATCGCCAACCTTGATTTTTCGATGCGCGCGGAGCCAAGTAAAAGCCCCCGTAGCGGGGTCATAACTCAAAAGCTGTTTCAGCCGTTCTTGGGTGATCATCCCATCTTCCGTGGCATTACGCTGGGATCTTGCATCTGGTCACGGTGTATCATGCCCGCTGGACCTTGATTTCTAGGTTGGCCGGGCTGCGCGCCTTGCCTTGGGGTTCCTGCCACACCGGGAGCTGGCTGAGGTCCACCTGGGCCTTCGCCCCCTGGAACACCGGGAGCCCCTTGTGTTTGCGCCGCCATCGCCGCTTGCATTTTCATTTGGGCCTGCTGCACATGCCGGAAAATATGCGATTGGATTTTCTTCTGATTTTTGGTGTCGCCGGTTTGCGTTAGTGTTTGTAGCAGGCCCATATGCGCTTGTATATGCATTTGGTCATCGTCCTGCGGGTGCGTGGGCACCTCGAAGCCCTGCGCCATCAAGTCGTTCTCCTGCTCGACCGGAACCGGTAACTGATCTTCTGGCTTGATAAAGATCAAGGGCGCGAGCCGCGGGCCGAAGGTGTTCTCGACCAATTGGGTGATGATCGGCACCAGATTGATGGTGTAGCCGTTGAGCTGCTGCGGCGGAATGCCGCGGATGACGTTCATGCCGGCAATCTGCTGCTGGATTTGCTGCGCCGATCGGGCCTGCTCGACGCCGAACCAGCGGAAGGCGTAGTGGCTCTCCATCTGGATCGGCGGAATGGCCTCCATGTTGGCTTTGACGCCCATCTCGCCGTACTGACGTACCACCAAGTCTTTGTCGCGGTATTGGTGGTCGAGCTCGAGAAACAGGTTGAGCATCGGCGTCAGGATGCCTTCCTCGATCACCGTCACGGCGTCGGCGGTGGTGAGGATGTCGATCTGTTGTTCCTGAGCGATCTCAGCCTGATTCTTCTTGCTATCACTTGATCCACCACCCCCGGACGTAATAGCAGCTGGAGATACGCTAAGTGTCTGTGATATCTCAGCTTTACAATTGTTGACGAGAGCAAATCCTTGCTCCCAGAGAGCGGGGAACTGGGCGAACTGGGTGTCATTCGGGCTGGTCTCCCACACGGCTGCGAGGCTGAGCACCATGGAACCGACGCGCGGGTTTTTCTCCGGGTCGGTCATCACGATCGGCATGAGCGCGTAGGCGGCGCTGTCCCACGCTTCGTTGATGGCATCGTTGGCGGCGTACTGCATGTCGGCGCAAGGCTTGACCTTGCTCACGCCCTTGGCCGAGCCCGAGACTTTCTCCACCGGAACCGAGAGCACCGGCACGCGGTCGCACCACAGCGGGTTGCGCTGACAGCCCAGGATATTGTCCTCTCCGCCGAAGAACGCCCGACAGATGCGGTAGCCGTCCTTGACCTTGAGCATCGACCAGGTCTCGTAGATCAAAGCGTGCTTGACGTCGTCGCCATGAATGCCCGCGGCATCTGCCATCTTCTTGTTTTTGTTGATGGTTCCCGGCTGCTTGGGCTGCGCCAGAGCCTCCATCAGTTCTTCGCCTTCCTCCTTGCGGATGGCGCCGGACTCGATCATCTGACGGATTTTGGCCTTCCCCCAGCGCCGCAGCACGGTAACTGAGCCGCCGCAGGCGATCGCCTCGTCGACGCCGTCCGCGGTGTTTGGCAGGATCAGCACGTCGCTGTCGGACAGGATCTCGACGACCGGGTGCGCAGCCACCACTTCTTCCTGGGCGATGTCGTCGACCGGGTCCATCGCCGGGTTGGGGATCATCTCCCCCATGCCGCCGTCCATCAGCGGCTGCGACTT